GTGTTAACGCAGCAATAGCAGCATTAAAATCTAAGATGTAAATATTTTTAATTCCAGCAAAGGCAGTTTTACATCCTACCCCTCTACCTTTTGTTATTGCACAAGCCATATTTTTTTGGTTTTAAATAAAAAAGGGTAGGCAGTTTTGCCCACCCCTTTAAATCAGTTAATTAGTAATTAAGAATATAGTACGATATCTCCTCGAACTCCGTATTGTACCCCAGCAGTGTAACGCATAACTACACGCACATTTTGAGACCCATCAGAATCAGCCATATCAATAACTCTTACCTCGTTTCTGTCATCTAATAGACCAGTTCCAAAGAACAAGTTCGACTTCTGACCTAATATAGCTTTGTTGTTTGCCATACCTTTTGCCACAAACATATTGATACCTTCAAAAGATAATGCACCACCATTGTACCACATTGTCCCCTTACCATCAACACCATTGCTTCCAATAGTAGCAGCGAAACCTCCGAGAGCTCTAATGTAAGCTTGTGCGATGTTTGATGAAACGAAAAGTGTTAAATCTTCTTTACCAAGTATATTTGATGGGGCAGCATCTACAATTTTGCCTAATTCAGCGATTACGTTAGCACTAGTTACAGTTGCTTCTGCAACGTCAGCACCACCATCAGCAGTTAGTAAAGCGTCAAAGCCATCAAAAGACCCTTCTCCAGCAGCACCACTCCATATAGAAGTTTCAGTAGCATTAGCAACCTCTGCAGCTACTCTTGAAATTACATAGTCAGAGAATAATGGAGGAAGTTCATCAAAAGAACTAAAACCCATTTCAGCAGCTTCCCAATCAGCGTGAAGCTCTTTCTTACAGATTTGTAAGTTTACTTGCAATTCAGCTGGTGTCAATACTTTTTCAGTTAAAGTAAGTCCAGATGTTGTAGCATCGAAATCACAATCAGCAGAACGTACTAAGTTTGAGAAAGTTCCTACTTTCATAGCAGCTTTATACTTGATGTTCGGTAAGATTGTTACAGCTCCAGCATCTAATGTTGAAGCAGATAATAGGGCAGCACCTAAGTACTTCCCAGCAAATTCTCCAGCATAGCTAGAGTTAGTAATCGTTGGATTAGCCATTTAATTTAATTTTAGTTGTTAATTATTTTATTTAATACTCTATCAAAAGTTGATGGTCTGCGATTTTGTGCAAACTTTAAACTTGATTTGTTTGTTGAACCAGCTTCTGGATTTGCCATAATAGGCTCTGCGGAAGGCTCATTCAATTCTTCTTGTACCTCTTGTGGCACTTCGTTTAATTCGTGCTTAGATAATTCTTCTGTTAATAAGTTTCCTAAGTCATCAGAACTCATTTCTTCTTTAGGCTCTAACATTGCTTTGATTTCTTCAACAATATCTCTAACCTCTTGTAGTTCTTCTTTTGTAGCATAGCCCATTTCTTCTTTTTCTTCTTCTTGAGCCTCTACTTCTTCAACTTCTTCCTCTACTTCTTCTTTTTCTTCTTCTTCTCTAGCTTCTTTAATTTCAGCTATAATACCTTCATCAGATACTACTAAAATTCTTCCGTCTTCTAGTTGGTAATCTCCAACTGGTAATGCTACTTTTTCATCATCAGTAACAATAAAAACTTCGCTTTCAGCTTCAAAAGAATCTGCTTCTATAACAGTTCCATTCTCTAACGCTTGTTGTTCTAGCTTAACTTCTTCAGATAAGCCAACAACTTCCTTGATTTTACTAATCATATCATTTGTATTCATATTAATATATAATGGTTAAAAATTAATTTTGCATTTTCAAACGTTGCCAATTCCTTGAGCCCTTAAACTTCCATCACAACATTTAGTTTTATAAGTGTTGTCTTTACATAAACAACCACCTCTGCGGCTTCCTTTTGGACTTGTCTTGCTTGGTGTTATAAATTCTTTAGTTTTGTTTTTCATTTATATTATTTTATTGGTACACAGTTAGGAACTTTCTTTCCGTTTTTCATTTTCATTCCGTATTGCTCGTAACCATCTTGACAAGGTGCTTTAAGGTTGTGTTGTTCACAAGGCATAAACCAAGTCTTACCCTCAAAATCGTGTTCGTGGTATTTATCACATCCTATATCTTGAGCAGCCTTTATAGCAAGTTCTTTTGTTGAATAAGCTAACCTATCATCTATAATAGCCATTGAGTCATTTATTACTTCACTTGCTAACTCAATCTCTCCTAGTTCTTTTAGTTTGCTTTCTGCCCATCGCTTCCCAGCTTTACCACCCCATAGTAAATATGAGATAGTACCACAGGCTTTAGAATCTCCCTCATCATAATAAGCCTCAGCTCTTGATAAGTAAGAGTACATTCTTTTTATAGTTTCCTTTGATATTGGTTTTCCTTTTGCTAATTGTTGAGCTCGTATCTTTCCTACTTGAGTAGCACACTTATTATTTACTTTCTCGTTTAGGTCTAGACCTCTTTTAGCGTTGTTCTTTACTCCACTAGGATAATCTGAATAGCTTTCTAAGACTGTCTTTTTACCACTCTTTACTCGCTTATCATTTTTAATAATAGCTTTTACTTGTCCTAGTAAATATTCAGCTTCTTCTTCTTCAATCTTAGCAAGTTCGTCTTTAATCGTTTCTTTTGGTCTTTCCATCTTATCAGCAAAGTAGCCCTCTATTGAAAACCCTTTTACTTTACCTGTTTTTACAAACTCATTCCAGATTTTATCGTTGTTTACTTTAACGCTACCAACCCAAGAACCTAAAGGTAAATCCATACCATACTTTACACTCTTATCGTGTACCTTGTCTTCTACTATCCAAGATTCTACTAAACTAAGTCCGTTTAACTCGTATTGATGTTCTAAGGTTGAGTTATTCTGTTTACCTTGCATCAAGTACATTTGAGATGCTTTTAAGACAGTATCTTTTGAGAAATATATATAATACTCATCTTCTCCATTTCGTCTGTATATGGGCTTATTTGGGATAAGTAAAGCACCCATTAATATACGCTTCTCTTTGTCTACCTCAGCAAGTTTAAACTCTTGTGATTTAAGAGCTATAAAGTCTTCTTCTATTGCTGGGTTTTCCACTACGCTAATAGCTTCAATTCCTATTTCTTGGTCTTCGTCTAAAATCAATTCAACTATTCGCATATTATTATATAAAGATTTTTAATTTATTTTGTAATTATCCTATCGTTGCACCCTCAACAATATTGTTTTGTAAACTCTGTGCTGTTGTTACATCATTAGCAACTACATAAGCCTGTACTGGTTGTTGTTCTTGAGCTCCTATCGCATCAGCTAATTGGTTTGTATCAGATGCACCAACAATATTAAAAGATGGAGGTTGAGAAGCACCACCTCCTCCGCCAGCAGAACCACCACCTTTACCACCAACACTAGGCACTTTTACAGATACTATCTTTTGAACGTTCTGCATACCAGAAGTTAAAATAGCTCCAGCATTAGCAAACTTTAAAGCAGTTTCAAAAGGTGTAACTGTCTTAGCAGCTAAAGCATCTGAAACCCCTCTATAAGTGTTTATAGTAGCACTAGCAATAGATAAGGCTTTACCAGCAGCAGTTTCTTCTCCAGCAATACCAGTAAATTTTTCTAATACCGCTGTTGTGTCATCTAATGTTTTAGCCTTTGCATCGGCTTCTGCTTGTGCTATTTCATCTTTAGATTTTTTAAGAGCTTCTGCATCAGCAATTTCTTGAGCATCTTTTTTGTCTTGTCTAGCTTTGTCTATTGCATCAAATTCAGCTTGTTTAGCTACTTCTTTCTGATTCAAAGAATCAATTAACTCTTTACTTAATAATCCATTTGCTAAAGCTTCTACCATTAAAGCTTTATTATGTTCTCTTATTTTTTTTAATTCTAATTTTCGAGCTTCATCTTCTTTATTAGCACTCTCATCTCTAATTTTGTTTTTTAAGTCTTCTAATTTTTTAAGTCTATCAGCTTCTTTTCTATCTTCTTCTTTTGCAATATCTTCTGCCGATTTGCCAGAGCTCTTACTACCTTTTGCTCGTTTTTTAGGTTTAGCAAATTCAGTAAAATCTAGTCTTCTTGTTTCTGCATCAATAGCAGATTGTATTTTAGCTCTCTGTCTTGTTAAGGATGCAATGTCCTTAGCAATTCTTTTTTGTTTTATGTTTGAAGCATTTATTTGTCTATCTAAAGCCCTTTTTTCAGCTACAGTTGTAGCGGCTAATTTTTTAGCTAACAATTCTTCAAGTTTTGCTCTTTCGACCATAAACTTATTATTCTCTTGACCTATTAAGGTTTGAGCTTGTAATTCATCACTATATAACGCTTCTATGTTTGTGAGTATAGCTTTGTTTTTAGCTTGTACTTTTATAGCTTTTACTTGGTTGTCTATAAATGCTAAAGAATCTGATGTTAATTCATTGTTCTCATCTAACTCTAAATTAGCATCTTCATACTTTTCATTCAAATCATTTACAACATTTTTAAGGTTCTCTCCTTTTAAAGCTC